ATGAGGGACGGGCGCATCGTCGCCCATGGGCCTCCGGATGAGATCGTGACGTCCAATGCGCTGGAAGCCGTCTTCGGATACAAGATGCCGGTCGAGCAGATCGCAGGTCGGCCGGTCGCACTGCATTTCCTTTGAAGATCCGGGTGGGAGCTCGCCGGCTGAACGAAGCAGGGATCCGCGTCAGGCCACCTGCTTGAGGCCGACGGAATGCACCTGGTTCCTGCCGTTGCGCTTTGCCCTATAGAGCGCGGCGTCCGACTGGCTCAGCAGGGAAGCGAAATTTTCGGGTTTGCCCGCACACATGACAAGGCCGCCACTGACGGTTGCGCGAACGACACCGATGGCTGTTTCGATGGTCTCCATCTCGAACTTCGCGCGAATGCGTTCGGCGATGCCGCTGGCGTGACTTGGGGTGATGTTCGGCAACACGATACAGAACTCTTCGCCGCCAAGGCGCGCCGCCATATCGGTTGCCCTGATGCTTTCCTGGACGACCTTCGCGAACCGCCGAAGCACGAAGTCGCCGGCGTCATGACCGAACTGATCGTTGATTTCTTTGAAGTGGTCCAGGTCGAGCACGATCAAGGCCGTGCCGGGCTGGACCGGGGTGTCGTCGACACACTCGAAAAGAGCCCGGCGATTGAGGAGTCCGGTAAGTTGATCGGTAATGGCGTCGACCCGGTGGCGGCGAGCGATGCGTGACTGGTTCATCGCGAGCGACAGTGCGCCGATGCTGCTTATGCCGATGATGATGACGATCGCGTTGACGTCCTCGGCCCAGTTCTCAGGGCGCTGTGACAGGACGAACTGGCCCTCTTGCAGGAGGACCACGCCGCACAACAGGAACGACAATGACGTCGCGCCATAGAGCAATGTGTTCGCCACCATGGGAATGGGAGCCTCGCTGCGACCAATCCAATACTGGTGGGCGATGCGGCCGATCACGAGAGCGATACCGCAGTTTGCCAGCATTGTTCCGGTGCCGGAGTAGCCAAGGGCAAATGCCGCGGCCGTCGGCGTCACCGCGATGGCGATCGTCCATCCGAAGGAGGTCCAGTTGGTCTCGCCGGTACGGAACTGCATCGCGCCGACGTAGACGAAGCTGAAGCCAACGATGACCAGCGCGAACGAGGTGAATTGGACGGTGGGCAGATAGGTCTCTCCGATCGCACCGAAGAAGACCACCCCGCCGACGATCAACGCCATCCCGATTGACCAGCTCAACAGAAATCTGTCCTGGCGCGCACCAAGCCAGGCCACGAACAACGTCACGCACAATGCCGTGCTGGCGAACCCGATCGCTGCCAACAGGGAGATCTGGTCAAAAATCATCGATTGCCCCGGCTAAAGACGAGGCCCAAAGGTAAACGCACCCAAACCCAGCCCCACCCGGCGAACGATAGAGCGATCTGGTATCGAAAAGGTTATCCGGAATACTTTGAATTGCGCCAGATCAATTTGGAGGTCGGCCGCATCGACAGGACGACCTCTGTCGGCTAGCGCGACGAGGCCTGACGAGACGGTCCGCTCGCAGCGGGAGACATCGTCAGGGAAAGCTGCGATCCACCGGGCTATTTTTGAAAGAATGGTGCCCAGGGGCGGGGCGCGGCAAGCGCCTAAAATCAAACGCTTACGGCAAGTGCGGCCCGTTTTGCTTCCCCTTGCGTTTCGGGGCTTCCCGTAAAGGGCGGGCCGCACCTTTTTAATCTCAGATGCGCCCCGGATAAGCTTCGACATCGACTACCGCTTCGAGTTCGGTGTCAAAGTTGCAGCGGTAGGTATGATACTGCCAAGCCCCGAAGCCGTTCTGGAATTTGATCTCATCGCCGATGTAGCTGACGATGCCGGCTTCGCGATCGACCCATTGAAGGCGCGAGAACTTCGGCGATAGCCACCCATTCGTCCACTCGTAATCGTAGTTCGCCAGCCCTTCGATAAGGCCGGTGCATCGAACCGACGCTTCGGTCACGAACTTCTCGCCGTGGCAAGATATGTCCTGCCGGCAGTCTTCGGCTTCGTCCTCATCGCCTGTCGCCGCGGCCTGCTCGACTTCCTCTTCTTCCGCCGGCTCTTCGGGCACGGCTTCGGCCTGGGTTGCTTCAGGCGTGCCTTCAGCACTCGAAACGTCGATGTCGGAGCCAATCTGCAAGAGCGATATCACGCCGAACAGGAGCCCGAGAGATGCAGTGGTAAAGCCGCGCAAGCGGCGCCCCGATCGGAACATGCAAACGATGCCGTAGATCATGACCGCCACCGCGACCAAGAATAAGAATGCGAAGAAGTTTTCCATCGAGCCCTCCATGCCTCAATGCTCGGGACCGTAATCGATGATCAAAGACGTGGGAACTCCAAATCAAGGCACAAAAAAAGGCCCCCTCCCACGGCATCAGCCGCAAAAGGGGGCATCGAGGTAGGGCGGTCAAGCCCACAGGGAACAAGCGCGGGGGTCGCGCTGGAGGACGCGCCCCCGCTACGTGGCTGGCAGCGAACGCCGATTACACCGCCAGCCGCGTCTATTGTGCCCCTGGCGCCTCATCGGCCGGGGCAACATCGAATTGAGTGCAGAAAGGACCGAAGCGCCGGAGAAGCTCACTTTCGTCGCGCAAGGCGTAGCTCGAGCAAACTCGATAGCGCCCTTCAGACTGGATGCATTCGGCGCCGACGAAATCCGAAAGGCTGATGCGGATATCGCCTGATGTCTCGGGATAGTAGCGGGCGTAGCCGCCCCCTGAGCAGATGTAGCGAAATCCTTCACCTGCATCGACGGCAAAGACGTTCGATTGCCAGTTCCCGAAAACCGGCCGGTTGATGACCCGCGTATAGCTGACCATCGCCTCTTGGCCGACCACATGATCCTCCACGTCGATCGAAGCGGCGAACCACGGCTGCGGTGTCGTCCAGTCGTCGTAGTATTGCAGGATCGGCTTGTGCACGAGGAAGACAAGGAACGCGGCCAGGATGATCAGGCCGAACGCCTTATCGCCGATCTCCGCGCTGCGGGCGGCATCGACTATCCGGCACTGGATGTTTTTCGGGAAGCTCATTTTTGGCCTCTGATTGCACGAACAAAATCAAGCAAGGTCGCGCTATCGATGTTCGCGACGAAGCGCGTCACTGCATAGCCCATCATCGAGAAGAGGCCCGCCACTCCATTACGGTAGGTCTCGGGGTCGAGTTCCATGTAGTGAAGGAAGGGGTCGGTCAGGAAGACCGAGCAGAAAAGCCCCGCGGCAAGCCGGGTGATTGCGACCATCACGGAATGCTTCTCCGAGTTCAGTACAGATACCAGAAGCCCGCCGCCAACGGCGATCAGGAACCCGGCATTCTGCTTTAGAAAATCATGCATCGCCCTCGCACCCCCGGGCGCCTGCGTCGAGGCGCTCCCATTCGGTTGCGAGGGTATCGAGGCCGGGATCGGCCGGCGCCACTTCGAGATACTCGGCTATCGCCACGAGCCTGCTATCTGGCGTCTGCGTTGGGCAGACGCGAGCAATGGACGCCTTATCGGCGACGGGCGGCGATACGCTCGCGCAGGCGACGAGCGACATCGGCAGAATTGCCGCGATCAGCCGCATCGATTTGGTGCTGTGCATCGGCAATCTCCTGAATTCGCCGTTCGGTAGTGAGGGCGGCTTCCGCCGCCCCTTTTCTTTCGAGCGCCTTGTCCCGCCGGTAGTCGGAGATCACGTCGCGTGCGATGGATGCGATAACGCCGGACAGGAAGGACAGGAGCGCGCTAAGCATGGGGCTCGGCCTCACGATCCACTTCGACGGCCGGGAGCTTCGCTTCAAGAAGCTCGCGGACACGATCCGGCGTTAGCTTGAAGAACTTCAGAGCGTCGGGAACGTTGCGTTCAACGTAGCGAATTCCTTCGGCGAGGACCGCCGATCGGACATCGATCGTTGCTTTGTCGGCTTTCGCTTCGACGTAGTGCAGGCCGGCAAAAACACCATTCATCAGCGCCGATTGCAGCGCCTCTCGGTGCTTCCCCTCCTTCTGCAGACCAAGCAGGCCGTTAAGCCGAACCATGATCCAGCCGACAAGCGCGGTCACGAGAAGGGCGGCGACCTCCGCGATGAAGGGCGACAGTGCGCCGAAGAAGCCGCCCAGGCCGACGACGGTATCACCCGCTTCTTGGGCGAATGCGGGGCCGATCAGGAGGGACACGGCAGCGACGGCGATAAGCATCGCCATAGTGAAGACGGCGTTGTTTCGGAACATGGCTTTCTCCATGAAAAAGGCCGCGGGATTGCGGCCTTGAAAGTCAGGTGAGGATTTCGAGAGCAGCCCGCAGGAGCCGGGCAGCTTCGGCCGTATCCGGGCCAGGGCCGGCGTCGGGGATCGCCTGGAAGGGTGGCTTGCCTGATAGCGCGAGTTCCATCTCGTCGCGCGTCTGCGGGCCCACCTTACCGTCGGCGACGATGCCGCGCTCCTTCTGGAACCAGATCGTGACCATCTCGATCGTATGGTCGAAGGCGCTACCGGGGCGAACCGGGAATGGATGATCGACCTGTTCGCGATAAGCAGCGAGGTCATCAACCCATGCCGCGACTTCCGCGCCGCTATCGCCGCGCTGCAAGACGGCATCGACTGTCGGCACGAAGTCGCCTGCTCGCATCATCAGGTGATCGTATTCGGCCGAGGCATCAAAGGATGGGCATGCCTTGTTCGCATACTCGTTGTGGCCGCTGATCTTCTTGATCTTGAAGTGGTCGCGGAGGTTGACGATCTCCGAAAGCAGCGCGTCCTTTTGCGCCGCCGTGCGGGTATCTTTGGGCGTCTTCCCATCCTTCTCGACACCGCCGACATAGACGATGCCGATCGTGCCGGTATTGTGCCCGGCAACGTGGGCTCCGATCTTCTCGATCGGCCGGCCGTCCTGGCGTTCGCCGTTGAGCCCTACAACGCGGTGGTAGCCGATGCCGGACCACCCGCGCGCTCGATGCCATTGGTCGATCTCCGCGACCGTGACGGGGCGCCCTTCAGGCGTCGCGGTGCAGTGCACGATGATTTCGTTGATCGTTCTCATTTCGGCGTTTCTCCAAAAGAAAAGCCGCCCGGAGGCGGCTGTGTGAATTCCAAAAGGGCAGAAGGCTTACCGATCGTCTTTGCCGGCGGTGCCCTGCGGCTGCTTGAGCGAGAGCGTCGTGATGAAGCCCCCGCGGGAATAGGCATGCTGAACGCCGTCTATCCGGTACGTCCCATCAATCCCCGCACGCGTTCCGCCGACGACGCATAGGCCTTCAGGCTGCGCGCCGATGTTGCCTTCAATGACAACCGTCCCGGCGCCCGAGCCCCGCTCCGCGTCCGCCTTCTGGCTTTCTGTCTTCTGCTTGGCTTCATCCTCGTCGGCTGCAGTAAAGCGAGACGACGCGATCGCTTCCGCGTCTTCGATGACCGTTTCAGTCAAAACTTCCTTCCATGTCGCCGCTTCCCGATCGTAGTAGCGTGTCCGGGTCTGCTTATAGCGAGGGCGGCTCAGGAAGGGCGCAATGTCCCACGAGTGGAGGTTCTGCCCGTAGACGGCCGAAACCGTCGGCAGCGGGCTTCCTCCGGGCGTTGTGCCCCCGTTTCGTTTCGCCAGGACCGCGCGGCCATCCGATATCTTGAATGTCCCGCCAATCTCGGCCGCGATGCGCTCGCCGAACGACAGGAAGCTTTCATCGTCCATCCGCTCATATTTTCGGATGATCGACGCGAAGGATTGGTCGACCCGCACGTCATCGATGCCCGCGAGCCTTCCGGCTTCCGAGAGGATGTCTTGCAGGCTCTTTTCGTCCCAGTGCTTTTGCTGAGGCTCTTTCGCCTTGCCCTGTGTGTCGACCCCTTTCGCCGAGACGGTGATCGAGCGACCGCCGCCGCGATCGCCCCGGCTGCGGACCTCATCGACTTTCCCGCGAAAGACGACGCCCATGCCGGTCTCTGTGAAACCGAGCATGATCGTTATTGATGCCCCAGGGCGGGGGAGAACGATGCGACCTTCGCGATCATCGACATCGATCGACGCGGTATCGCTCGACATGCCGGCCTTGTCGCTGACCGAAATCGAAGTGACGACCGGCGCGAGCCTCGTCGATATATCGCTGCCGTCGATCAAGACTGAAAAGACGGCTTTCATCAGTCACCCCATAGGCGGACAGGCTCGACAATCGGCGCAGGACGAGGCGTCGGAATTGGCATCAGGACTTCGGTCCCGACGGGAAGAAAAAGGCCAAGGTCGGCGAGGTTCTGGTTCATCTCGAAGACCTGCTCGACGATCCCCGGCATGGGGCGCTTGAAGCGCCGCCACACCAAAAGCGGAACCGTGATGCCTTCGCCCTCGATGACGATGCGCTCGACGGTATCGGTCATCGGAAGAACCCTGAAACGATGGAGAAGTAGGAGCCCGGCGAAGGTTTCGGAGCCCGGCGCACGCGGATCGATACGGTTATGACCTGTCCGACGCCCTGGGGGTCCAGATAAGTCGACTGTTCCGATACGCTTTCGATTACGACCCATCCCATAGGACGGCCGTCGCCGCGGATCAGATATTGAGGCAAGCCGGAAGAGCGCATCTGATCGAGGATTTCGAGTTCGTCGAGACCCCCGATCTTTCGAGGCAAAAGCTGGCCCTCGAAGGACCAAGTATTCGCGCCCTCGCCAACGAATTCCCCGGGGGCTTCCGCGCCGATCACTGGCTTGAAGGCATAGTCGGCCGCAGCCTCGCGGCCGACTTGATGGACGTTGAACGGATGGACCTTGATCGCCAGAGAGCCGAGACGATAGAGCATGCCGGCTCCCCTTTAGATGTCCGCGTGGATGGCCCGAAGGCCCTGGCGCTGCCGCTCTTCGAGTTCGCGGCCGACTGCATCGGCTACGGCCTTCGGATCGGCAATGCCGTGGATGTGGATCGGGGCGTTGATTGTGAGCGCCCCGCCACCGCCTGCCGCCCGCTGGGCGCCACCGCTCTGCGCCGCCATCCCGGCCGTGCTGCGCAAAGCGCTCATGGTGTCTCGGTGCGGCATGATCGAGCCGTTCGTGTCCGGCGTGAAAAGCTCCATGCCTTCCTCGCCGACGATGTACGGCTTGCCGCGGCGGACAGGGCCACCCTTTGCACGCTTCTCGACGTTATCATTGGCCGGCGCCGAAGCGCCGCCGGTACCGCCCATCCACGTCGGCCGATTGGTCCACCACGAAGGCGGGGTCGGCCACTTGATGATCTTCGAGAGATCGATGCTGCCAATCGCGCCGATGATCTTCCCGGGCAGGCCACGAAACCACTCGACGAGGCCGTTGATCGTTTCCTTTACGGCGTTGATCAAACGGTTCGCGATGTCGTATCCGGCCTGCTCGAAGCCCGCCTTCTGGTCCTCGGACAAGACCTCACGGCTGAACATTCCGCCGATCCAATCGAAGAAGCCCGAGAGCTTCTCGCGGATTGCCGAGAAGTCAAACATGCGCTCGAAAGCTGCGCGCGCCGCCGAGCCATCGAAGCCGAAGGCATCGGCAATCTGCTCGACCTTGCTCGCCACCGTATCCTTGAAGCCGGATAGGCGATCGCCTGCCTCGGAAAGCGATCCGAGAAGATGCTCACTGATCGCCCGGCCGACGCCCTTGAAGATCGACGAGACACGATCCCAGTACTTGTAGATCGCAGCCCCCGCGAGCGCGACGGCACCGACCCCGATCGCAATGGCGCCCCATGCGGGCGCCGTAATCGCCGCCACAGCGCCGGCAATGGCCGGTCCAGCCGTCCCAAGCAGGGCGACCCCCGGAATGGCCCGGGCGATGCCTCCAAGGGCGACAGAGGCCTTTGACAGCGGCCCGAACCTGACACCCGAAAGAGCGGCAAGCGATGCCTGGAGGCCGACGGCATTTGTCGCCGCACGCTTTGCCCACGATCCGAGCTTGATGATGGGAAGAACAGCGGCAAGAGCGCCGCCCCGCATCATCAGTGCAGCCCAACGGACGCCGATCATGCCGACGCGAAGCGCAATCATGCCGCCGGTTGCCACGATCGCAGCCCGCGCCAGCCTCGGATGGGCTTCAGCAAGTGCTCCGATTTTGTCGATGAGCGGGACGATATTGTTCGTCACATCGGAAAGCAGCGGGAGAAGTCCGTTGCCGATCGCGATGCTCAGGTTCTCGACCGCAGCCTGCCAGCGCAGCGTTGCGCCTTCTGCAGATTGAATGCGGTTCTGAAAGTCTTTCTCGACAACACCGCTGGCCCGCATGGCTTCGTCGCGGATACGCCGATACTCTTCCATGTTCTGGATAATCGACCGCAAGCCCTGCTGGACCTGCGCGTCTTCGAACAAGGTGCCGAGCTTCTTCAGATCGCCATCGAGAGCCCTGTCGGTGATATCAGCGATCGCCTCGATCGGAGTAAGCCCCCGCTGCGCGGCGGCTTCCATCTCCTTGAAGATATCGATGCCGGCGTCGCCGAACTTCTTGATCGTCGCCGGGGCGTAAATCTTCTGAAGGACGTTCGCGAGGTTCGTCGCGGCCGACGAGCTATCGCCCGTCCCCTTGCGCACGACCTGGAGCGCCGCCGCAAGGTCCGCGACCGCCGATGTCCCTTCCTGCCCGAGCGCCTGATAGGACGCGCCGAGCGCCGGGAAATACTGCGCCATGTCGCGAAGCTCGAAGGCGCCCTCCTTGCCCGCCTGCGCCATCATATCGATGGCAGTCTCGATCTGCTCGGCCGGCACCTTCAGGTTATCGACCGCCGACCAAGATGCTGATGCAAGGTCGTCCGTCGATGCCCGGTATGCGGTAGCCGCCCTGCCGATCGGATCAGCCGCAGCAAGCGCGACATCGGTCGATGCGCCCTTGCCGACAAGATTGTCGATAGCCGCGGCGATCTGCGATGACGCCTGATTGGTGTCGCGGCCGATCTTTGTGATCTGCTTGCCGAGTTCTCCGAGCTTGCTCGTCGGGATTTCAGCCTTCTGGCCGATATCCTCAAGCTGGCTCTCGAAATCGCGCGCTGCGGTCATCGGGGCCGTGAGGCCCTGCTTCAAGAGGTAGAAGCCCCCGACGGCATCGACCAGCCGCCCGCGCGTCTCGTCGAGCGCCCTGTTGTTCCGCTCGATCGCGCCTTGCACGCGCGACGTGAGCGTGCCGCTGGTCCGGTTTGCCGCCCGCTGGATACCACCCAGCGAGCGCGCTGCGGCCTTCGCCGGGGTCGATACCTTGTCGAGTAGCCGGACAACGAGGGTCGAAGTGACAGAACCGGCCATCGGAAGGTTTCCTTATCGAAGGCGAAGCCGCGCGATCCGCAATGCCTGCTGGTGATACCGCAGCAATAGTGGGATGGGGGTTCGCCTGACTTGCGGGTAGGGGGTCGAAAGCATGGCCGCGACATCGGCTACAACCACGTCGCCGTGATCGCGGTACCAAGCAATCATTTCGACGATGACGGCTCCTGCGGCGCCTCTTCCGTCTGTTCCTCTTCGTCCTGCAACAAAGGGATGACGACTTCGCCAAGCGCCTCCAGATCGCTTCGGTGCATCTTTCCGATGGCTTCGGATGGGCAATCGGCGAGGGCGCTTATGAGGCCGCGCATTTGCTTGATCGTCAGGCTCTCACCATTTTCGATCTCAAGCCCCTCGATGGCTTCAAGCGCATCGACATCGGGCTCGCGAACCGTCACGGCAGCAATATGCTTTTCGCCCAACGTGACGGGAAATTTCAGGACGTGCGTTCTCGTCTTCCAAGTACTAGACATTTCGGCGCTTCCTTATGGCGTTGAATGCCCGCCGGCAGAAGCCGGCGGGCGGAGGCGATCCGCTTAAGCGGCGCCCGGAATTCGGAGGATGCGGTTGACCCCAGCGTTCTCGTCGTTGCCATTGACGCGCCAGACGTTCGTGAAAAAGTCCCAGTGGAACTTCTCCTGGTCGTCGAACCAAAGCTCGTAGTGCATGACTTCGTTAAGCGCGTATTCGTGCCCCTGAAGTTCACCGCGCTGGAATGCGTCAGGCGCCACATTTCCCAGGCGGGCTTCGATGATCGCCTTGCTTTCGAACTCGCGGCCGGTGCGCTTGTCGAGGATCACGCCGTAGGCCGTGTAGACCTTGCGCTGCTTCCCGCCGAGGCCGAACTGAACCATGAGGTCCGGGTCGTGGCCGGCGAGCTTGAAAGTGGGCTCAAGCTTATTGACGCCGACCTCGAATTCGACGCCGACACGACCGCCGCCGGGGTGATGGTCGACGTAGATTTCAGATAGATCGGGAAGCTTGAGTTCCGAAATCGTCAGGTGCTTCGATTTCGTCGGATCGTGGTCGCCTGCGAACAGGTTGACCGCGGTCATCATGTAGATCGTGGACATCGGGCATTTGCTCCGTGGAAATGGCGAAGGGCGGCTCTTAGGAGCCGCCCGCTATGGCAAGGCGCAGGGCGCCGTTAAGCGGCCTGATCAAGCTGGGTGATCAGATTGTCGAGCAGGGCGTCGAGAGCCGGCCGGTAGCGCGCAGAACGAACGCCGATGTAGCGAAGGACCGGCGCCTCTTCGGCGGCGAAGTCGATCGTGAACTTCCCAAGGCGAAGCTGTTCGGGGTTATTCTGGTCTCGCGAGAAGCCCATCTTGAAGCCGAGGATATCGCCGTCAGCCTGAAGGTCGCGCAGAGCCATCTTCATCGTATTCGTGACGGCTTCGATCGTCTGGCCCGTCAGATTGAAGCGACCGAGATAGAAGCGGAGCGTCCTCAGGAAAAGCAGATGGATGTAGTCCCGGCCGCGCGTGACATTGTAGAAGCGCCACACATCGTCTTCGCCCGCGTTGTCAGTTCCGACAAATACGAAGCCCCCAGAGGCGATCGCGGTTTCCACGCCCGCCTCGCCGCGCAGGATGACCCCGCCATTTGCAGCAAGGATCGTCTGCCCCTCAGTTGCGCCATCGGTCAGCGAAAAGCCGATCGGGCGGTTCGGGCCAACGATGCCTTGGATCGGCTGATTGGCCCAGGAGTGGAACGGACGCCCCTGCTTTTCATGGTCGCGCCGAACGCCAGCGCCGAGGATCGAGCCGACGCTATCGACGACGGTCGCCGCCGCGCCCACCTTGACCCACGTCTCGACCGGAATAATGCGATCGCTCTGGATCGTCTCACGCCAATCGGTGAAGGCTTGAAGGGTGGAGTGGGGTCCGGTGACAACCGCATGGGCGAGCATGCGCTCAAGCGGGCCTGCCAGGGCGGCAATGACAGGGTTCGCGAGAAGGACGCCGGGGTTCTCGATGTCCTCTTCCTGCTGATACGTGAAGCCGGGGATGCCGATCAACCGCGGGACGACACCAAGAACAGCCCCGGAAGTCTCAAGCCCATCGAGGGCTTCGATGAGGTTGGTCATCGTCGCGGCATCATCGGCGCCTTCATCGGCGCGAACGATGACGACGCGCGCGGCAACCTGGAACTCGCCAAGCTGCGCATTGATGAGATCAAGCTGATGCGCGACCGAGCCAGTCGTTCCGAGGTCTTCTTCGAGCGTGGCGTCGTCAGAGAAAACGAGGACCGGCGTATTCAATGGGAAGCGCGTCGCGTCTGCATCCGGCGCGGTAACGACAAGGCCGATGACGGAAAGATCGGCGCCAACAGCCGGACGCGGCTCGTTGTCGACGCGCGTGATGGACAGGCCGAACGTAGGGTCGGACATTCTGTTCTCCATTTCAGTTTTGAAGAGCGCGCATCGCGCGTTTGATGGTCGGCCCGCCCACGGCCTGTATGCGGGCAATAAAAAAGCCCGCCGGGGTGGCGGGCTCATGCGGTTTCAGAGGCGGCAGATACGGTTACTCGTACCTCCAAATGATCACGGCGAGCAGCATCACCAGCCGGCGCGGCAGCGAGACACCGTCGGCCTTCAATGCCTCGTGGAAGACCGCGCCAGCCGTGACGCGATCCCATCCGTTTTCAAGCAGCCAGTCATGCAGGGCTGCGGCCTTGTGGAAGGCGGGGTCGTGCGGATCGAACAGCCAGCGAAGAAGCACCGGCACCGACACTTCGAACATGAAGCCTGCCGGCACTGTGACCGGCGGTCCGTCTTCGTGTCCGATGTGCCATGTCAGCGATCGTGCCAGCCGATATTCGATACCGCCAATCGGGATCGCCCCGAGATGCGCGGTGTAGGCGGACATCAGGGCCAGTAAGCCTCGTTGGTCGCGTAGTCTGCTGGGATCGGGTCCATGTCTTTCAGAACTCGCGCTGCGAAGATATGCGCTTGCTTGTGCCGCATGGCTTCCTGGCCGAATGCAAATGTTGTTTGCGCGTCCATGTCGTGCTCGGTGTTGTCGGCAGCGATCCAGCGGAAATCGTCGCCGCCGCCATGCCACCGGAGATCGCCCGGCTGAACCCCCGCCATCATTGCGCCGAGTGCTGCTGTCGCCGCTCCTGCGATATTTTCGCGGTCTTTCGGCGCAGATTGGTAATGGACGCCGTTGAAGGCAAATCCCGCGTCAATGCGGCGGTCGCGTTCGGCGTCGACTTGGTCGGCGGTAACGGGCGGGGCCGGGGGTGAGGTAAAAGCCTCGCCATCCCATGACCAGCCGATGCTAGCGTTCCCCGCGTCCACCAGCGTTTTGCCGGGAAGCTCGAAATCCGGCCCTGCTTCGATAATGTTGACGACTATCCCGCCGTCTATGACTGCGCGACGTGTCAT